TTTATTGAGAAACTTTAAATGTTATATTCGCCGTTCTTGATCCGTTCGGCGTTTTTCTGTTCAATCTCTTTTATGATTTCTTCTGAACTCATCTTCCGCTTGTCAATATCATATAGCAGTCTGAAGTAATCTTCTTCGTTTTTGATCTTGTCCCAAACCACAGAAGAGTCGCTGGTATAATCATATAGTGATGGAGATTCATCGTCATCCTCTTCCAACGGAACAATTTCATACGCTTTGTCATAATCGTTGTATGAGTGCTTATTGGGATCATCGTCTATATAGTCTGGATTGACCGCTACGCTTTCTTGGTTGTTGTATAGCCATTCCACAACTTCATCTTCATTCTTACCGTCAAGTTCAGGGAACTTGCTTGTATCAATCACATATTCCCCTTTACCGCAGAATGTGACATAACTCTCACCGTGCATGAATCGTAGTTTCATAATTGGTGTATAGTATTCAAATTTTTTTGAAAATGTCAATATTTATTGTATATAAAAAGTATGGCATATCACTCGTGGAAGGTTTAAAAAAAAGTGTCAAAAAATGCGGTATTTTATATTTTTGGATATATTTATAACTAAGAAAAAGAACAATTAACCTAACAATACTATGGCAGAACTACTCGACCAAAACCAGATATTTTTTACTGCATTCGAGCCCAAGGTGCAGAACCGTTTCATCATGAACATTGATGGAATTCCTGCTTATCTCATCAAAGCAGCCGCTCGCCCAAGCATCACAAACGGAACTATCGTTATGGATCACATCAACCTAAAGCGCAAGCTCAAGGGTAAGAGCGAATGGGCAGATATTGCTATCACTCTTTATGACCCAATCGTTCCTTCTGCTGCACAAGCTTGCATGGAATGGGTACGTCTTGCTCACGAATCCGTGACCGGTCGTAACGGATATGCCGATATGTACAAGAAGGACGTTCAGATCCAAGTTCTTGGACCTGTTGGTGACATCGTTGAAAAGTGGGACATCAAAGGAGCATTTCCTTCAACAGTCGATTTCAACGGCTCTGGCCTTGATTGGGCTTCTCAGGAAGCACTGCTGATCAACGTCACGTTGACATACGATTACGCAATTCTACAGTTCTGATACACCTATAAACTCAACAAAAACCCCCGCCATAAAAAGTGGGGGTTTTTTATTTTATCTTGACAAATATTCATCTACCCCCTATAACCCCGGGTATTACCTGAGACAAACACAACTTAAATATAATTTTTAACAGTATAGTTAATATTTATATATACTCTATAAACAAGGAACTTAATATATGAAACGCTCTGAACTCAAACAAATTATTCGTGAAGTAGTAGAAGAAGTCATGAAAGACGATTTTGCACCACTTGGTGTGGCGGACGAAAGCAGACTGGATGAAAAGACTCCACCAAACTTCCCAAAGAAGCTGCACGATAAAATACTGAATCAGTATAAAGGCGAAGAAGAAAAGGCATATGCCACGATGTGGAAGATCTTTTATGAAAAAGAAAAGGGACACAAGAAAGTCAACGAAATGTGGACAGCTTGGGAAACTGAATCAGTTCAGGAAATTTCCAAAGAGCAGAATGCAGAACACGATGAAACTGATATGAGCAATCCAGAAGAAAAGCGTGAAGTTGAACTTGCCAAGCAAGCCAAAGACGCTGCCGAAAAAATCCTAAAGATGCACGGCAAATGACACGTTCTCAATTAAAAGGCGTCATTCAGGAAATTGTTCGCAGAAAACTCAGTGAAGTTGACGGAGATGTCACAGATAGTTCCGCAGCCGAAACAGGTTTAAGCGATGCAGATAAAAAAGAATTGGCCAATCTTAAATCTCAAAGTGACAAGCTTACCACCAACATTAAAAAGATAGAAGGTGAAGTTGCCAAACTGCAACAGACCATTCAGCCAAAGATACAAAGAGCAGAGCGCATGAAGGCCAAGCTGCAAAAGCAACAAGCTGATATTATTCGTAAACAACAAGCTATACAGGACAAAGCATAATGGATAATATAGAAAAACAAATCCACGAGATAGAAGAAAATCTCCACAAATGGTTCAAGGAGAAGTGGGTTCGTTTTGGTCCAGATGGTAAAATTCGTGGACAATGTGCACGAGAAAAGTCAAGCGAAGGTAAGCCAAAGTGTCGTCCATTAAAGTCGGCACAAGCAATGGGCAAGAAAGCAAGAGCAACTGCTGCACGCAGAAAACGCCGTGAAGATCCAAATCCAGACAGAAGTGGCAAAGCAAAGAATGTAAAAACTGAGGAAACTATTATGGAAAATCATATATGCCCAATTTGTGGCGGAGAACTAGTTTCTGAGGCACTGATGAACGAAAAGAAAGACGCTTGCTATTACAAGGTCAAGGCTCGTTACAAGGTGTGGCCAAGTGCATATGCTTCCGGTGCATTGGTAAAGTGCCGTAAGAGCAAAGGTAAATGGGGAAGCAAATCGGAAGGTGTTGAAGAAGCAACACAGGAACTGGATGAAAAATGGAGCGAGAAATACAAACGCAGCATTGATTGCAGTCATCCAAAAGGATTTAGTCAAAGAGCACATTGCCAAGGTCGCAAAAAAACTGAAGAACAACTTATGAAAGAAGAACAACTAAGAAAACTGATACGCGAAATGGTAGAAGAAGAATATGCCACGAGCGGAAAAGACTATATCGTCCAACAAATGCGTTCTGCTCTAAGAAAAGTCATGGATATTGGCGGCAGAAATATCGCAGACGTTGAGGTGAGTTCAATTAACGGAAGAGTTCAGTTCATTTTAAATACCAATGGAGTGTCTGATGTTACCGATGCATATATCACCGCCAAGGATGAAACTCTGGATAAATTCAATTTGAGAATGTCACTGCGTAATGGCGAAAATGTGGAAAAAGAAAATCTAAGCAAACGAGATGTCATCAAGACATTGAGATCGTGGACAGGTCAACTGCACGAAGACGTTGATGAATGCTGGGAATGTTATGAATCCGTCATGGAAGAAGGAACCAACGAAGCTTGGGAAGAATGCTATCGCAAAACAAATTGGGATATGATCCCAGAAGGTGATGAGCATACTTGTGAAGGTGATGAGTTTTATGAAATTTATGGAGACATGAATGCAGATGCTCCTCTCGAAGAAGCTGAATATCGCGGTCGCAAAGTTCCGCTCGGCAAACCGATGCGTGGCGATGTCAAGAAGTTCAAGGTATATGTCAAAAACCCAAAGACCGGTAATGTAAAAAAGGTTAACTTCGGTGACAAAAAGATGCGCATAAAGAAGAGCAATCCAAAGCGCCGCAAGAGCTTTAGAGCACGCCATCGTTGTTCAAATCCTGGTCCAAGAACATCTGCCCGTTATTGGTCCTGCCGCAAGTGGTAATATATGAAAAAGTCCGAACTTAAACAGCTTATCAGGGAAGTCATACAGGAGATGTATACCAACAATCCTGAAGTTGATAATCACATAGCCACCATAGAAACATCCAAAGGGTCATATAACTTATGGTGGGAAGAGGACAGAGAAGAAGATAATGTCAAAACAGAATATTATGTAAAAGGTCCGGACGGAAAAATTCATTGGGTGACAATACCGGGTGTAAATCCATACGACAGACTGAACAAGAAGAATATGGAAGACATCAAGAACTGGATAGAAGGCGGAATGAAACGTGTAAATCCATTCACTGGAAAATAATAAAACTTTAAAATATACTATTATGAAAAAATCAGAACTAAAAGCGTTGTTGAAAGTAATTGCAGAAGAAGTTGCTGCCGTAAAACAAGGGCAACTTGATGAAACCAAAGGATTGTCTGGATTCAAGAAATCCAAGGAATCAACTGAACATACCGAGAAGGTTGCTGATTCAAAGTCGTTGACTCCAACTTCCGAGCCAAAGGAAAAAGAAGAAGGTGAGAAGCTTCCTGTGGTAAAGAAGCCAGCCAATCCACAAAAGGTTGGAAGTATCAAAGAAGAAATTCTTCAAATGATTCGTGAAGAGATTGATGAGATGGCTCGTGTAAAGGGTGCTGTTGGTAGCAAGTTCAAGGTGGAAGATCCAAGTTCTCCAACAGGCTGGGTCGTCAAGGGACACAAGACCATTCCAGACGGCACACCAACAGAAGCTCCAAAAGGACCATATGTCAAGAAGGGTGAAAATCCAAACCTTGGTCGTCCAAAAGCAACACCTGCTGTATCAACCGGTCCAGCATCTCAAGCCGAGATTGCTAGAACAGAAGATGCCGTTGAAGATTTTATCAAATACAACCCAAATGCCACCGAACAAGAAGTGGCAGATGCAGTTGCTGAAAAGAACAGCGAAGAAACACCAATGAGCCTAGATGCCACAGTGATTCAAAACGCTATTCAAAAAGCCAAATCGGACACCAGTTCCGATACAGATTCCGGTGAACCTGATATGGCAAGGCTCGCCGCTTCAGAAAAAGCAGCAAAAATTGCAAAAATCAACAAACTCAGAGCATATCTGATGAAAAAGAAAGGTCTGAAATAAGCATATGAAAAAATTCATCACATTGACATTAACGGTTTTATTGTTGTCTGGATGCGGAATGGTTCCAAAGATGCCAAGTCTTCCAAGCTTTGGCAAAAAGGAAGCGGCAAAAACAGAACCAGTAAAAGAACCGGAAGTCAATGTGGCGGCAGTAGTCGCAGCCCAAGCAGCAAAAGAGGCTATGGAAAAAGCAGCTGCGGTAGAAGCCAAAGCTGCTGAAGACAAAAAGAAGATGGAAGATGAGTATGCTAAACTCAAGGCAGAAACCATGAAGGCATACGACGACCTAAAGAAGAAAGACCAAGACAATTTCGATAAGATTGCTGAACTCAACTATGGTGTATATCACGTTACTCAGAAAAACAAAAAGACTGACATCAATACAACCATTGCTCACTTGCGTTCAAAAGAAATAATGATGCGCACAGACAAACTGACTGACGCAGAAAAGGCAGAAATACAAAAGGAAATCGAGGACGAGCGATCAAAGACGGTTGATCAATTGTATATCAAATACAAAGCAACCATCGATCTTGCTGTAAATCAAAAGGCAGCACTTGATGAAGCAGATCAATTGATTCAGCAGAAGGAAAAAGAAAAAGCGGCGATGAAGGAAGCAAATCGCATTGCTATTGAAAAAGTTGAAGCGGAAAAGAAAGCTGAAGTTGAAAGAGTACGTGCTGAAGCAGCCGACCAAGTTCGTCTGCTAAAAGAGGCGCAACAACGCGAACTTATGGTATGGACCGTAAGAATACTTGGAGGACTGGGTATACTATTCCTTGTATTGGGCGTATTGCTCAAGAGCTTCAGTATGATACTATCCGGCGTTACCTTCCTTGGTCTTGCGTATATGGCTACAAGCATTCCTATGTGGGCTATAGGCGCAACGGCAGGTGGTGCCATAGTATTGATGGGTATTGCTCAAGTTCTCTTTAAAGGCAAAAAGAAAGCCAAAGAAACAGAGAAGTAAGATATAATAAAGGTTATATCTTTTTATATATATGAAAAACTTTTTGTAGTTCATATATATGATAAACAAACGTTATATTAAATATGGATAATACAATATCAATTACTAAGCAGGCGACGGTCAATATCTCAAGCGCCGAACCAGTTAAGCAGTCTGTTCCTACTATTAGCGTCAAATTGCCATCGAGAGGGCATTTTTATCCAACAAGCAATCCACTGTCTGGCGGAACTATTGAACTATATCACGTTACTGCCAAACACGAAGATATTCTAAGTAATAGCAACCTTTTAAAAAAAGGTATTGTTCTTGATGAATTTTTAAAGGCGCTTATTGCTACCCCTAATGTAACTTTGAATGACGTATTGATCGGGGATAAAAACGCGCTGTTTGTTGAATCAAGAAAGAATGCGTATGGTGAAGATTATTCCACAAAGATCAAGTGTCCGGAATGCGGCGAAGAATCGATGACAGAAATTGATCTTTCAAATATCAAGCCCAAAGAATTTGCTTTTGAAAACTATACCAAGGGCGAAAACAAGTTTAGTTTTACTCTACCAAACTCAAAGAAGACTGTGGTTTGGAGCTTGCTTACTCACAAGGACGAGAACGATATAGAACAAGAATTAAAAGCGTTGGCAAAACTCGGAACAAACGCATCTGCGCCCGAAGTCACAACAAGACTCAAATACACGATCAAATCCATTGACGGAGAAACAGACCGTGCAAAGATCAAGAACTATGTTGATAATCAGATGACGGCAAAAGATAGTCTTGCATTCAGAAAACACGTAAGAGAAGTGACTCCAGACCTTGATATGACGTTTGATTTTAACTGTCCAAAGTGCGGTCATCAAGTCAAGATGAGCATTCCTCTTGGAGCAAACTTCTTCTGGCCAAATCTATCTGACAGAGATGTGTGAAGTTGCAATCAGAGATAATTGACCTTGCGTCGGAAGGATATTTTTATCCTGTAGAGCATCCATTATCGTCCGGTAAAATAAGAATATTCCCTATCACCGCTCAACATGAAGAATTGTTGGGTAACGTAAATCTTATCAAGCGCAAGCTCGTTGATAAGGAGTTTTTAACCAGTATAGTGGATGGCGAGTTGGACTATGAAAATTTGTTAAACTGTGATAGAGAATCTATACTTCTTAATCTTAGAATAGCAAATTATGGGGCTGGAGCAAAACTTAAGGCTCGCTGCGACGATTGTGAAGCCGACTTTGAATTCGATATGTCATTTGGCTTTCGATCCAAGCCATTTGATTTTTCAAGATATACCCGTGGCTTAAATAAGCTTGAATACAAGTTTACCAAAGCCAACAAAACCATATCTTATAAACTTCCTACTGTAAAAGAGTATAATATTTACGAAGAATATGGCTGGCTGACATTCGCCAAGGTCATAACATTGTCTATAGAAGGCGTGGACGACATAGAAAATTTTTACGACGATATACTACCAGCCAGCGACAGTGGCGCATTCAGGGCATTTTTTGACAAGAACACACCCGGTTATCAAACAGGTATGCAAACCAATTGTCCATCCTGCAAGGCAGTCAAAAAGTCCAAGATGGAGATAAATACGGAGATATTCGGAATAGGACCAGAGAGCAAACTAGCCATACATTCTGAAATATTCGACCTTTGTTATTATAGCAATGGTGCTTTTACACAACAGGGAGTTTATAATATGCCGACAAATTTACGCAGTTTTTATATAAAAAAGCTTGTTGATGCTAAAAAGGCGGAAAAAGAGGCGAATGAAGCGGCTTCCAAGGGTAATGGACCATCCAAGATTGCTCGTCCGCCAACGGTAAAAAGATGAGTTCCGGATATATTTATAATATAACCTGATATATGGCAGACATCAAAAAAGAAGACGTTGAACAATTTTTAAAGATTCGTGATTCGATGGACGAATCTAATAAAATTGCACGCGACTTTTACCAGACGCTGGAAGATACTTTTGATTTAGCCAAAAAACTCAATAGAGCATATGGCGAAACATATGATAAATTAAATAAAGAGCAACAAAAATTGAGAGGAATCGACGCTGAAATACTATTACACACTCGACAAATTGAATCAAACAATGCGCAAATAAGCGCACTCACTGCGCAAATTGCGGAAGACGAAAAAGAAATTGCACAACTTGCTCGTCAAGAACTGAGCCTGACAGCCCAGATAAGTGAAATTAAAGCAGAAATAGCCGACATGGTTCGGCAAGAGAAAGAAATTGAGAGCGCGTTAAATTCAGAATTAAAAAAACAAGAAGTGTTGGAGCAACACATATTAAAAACAAAATACACACTTAAAAGAATAGACGACGACATATTAAAAAATGCAAACGAAAGATTTCAGCTAGGATTACAAATTGCGGAAAATGCAAGATTGCAGACCGATTTGGCAGCGGAGCTTCAATCTACAAGTGACTACCATGAAAGAGCCATAATAGAAGAACGAATTCATAAAGCCAAAATACAAGCAGCACTTTTATCCAAGAAAAATACAGAATCCGAAAAAACCCAAAATGCTTTGTTACAGGAAAGAGAGTCGGTAGGAAAACGTTTGATTAAACAGCAAGATGCATATGAGGACTCGGTAAGAAAAGCAGAACTTTTTGCTGATAACTTTAATGCTGCGAAAAAACGAAGACTGGAATTGGAAGGAGTAAGTGCAAATTTAGAAGAAGACCTCAAAAAAACGCAAAAAGATAGAATGGGAATCGAAGAACGGCTTGGACAAATGGTGGCTCAACGCACGGCACTTCAAGAAGATACTAAAAAACGAGAATATAGATTAAATAACTTACACGAAGAAAGAGCAAAATTGCTTGGAAAAATAAACAAACTACAAGCTCAACTAAATCTTCTGAAATTGATTCAGATGGCATATGAACGTTTTGTGGCGCTTGATAAAGCGGCTGAAGATTTTAGAAGAACCACCGGATTTACTGTTGGGCAAATGGCGCATATCAGAAAGTATGCCGAAGAAATAAATGTTCAATTTGCTGATATGGGCGTGTCCATAGAGCAAGCATATAAATCTGCTGCGGCACTTGCTAATGTTTTTGGTAGAGCATCACTAATCAGCAAGGACGCGATGATGAATGTTTCTCTGCTTTCACAGAACCTTGGGGTTGCTGAAGAAGTTTCTGCGCAAGTTCTTGAGAATTTTATGGGTATTGGAAAGTCTTCCGAGGCGGCTGCGTTTGATACCATAAAGCTTGGCTCTGTTCTTTCTGAAAAAACAGGAGTACCGTTTGCTAAAGTAATGGATGACGTGGCTAAAGCATCAGAAACCACCATCAACATGATCGGCGGCTCACCAGCAAAGTTGATGAAAGCAGCCATTGCGGCAAGAGCGCTTGGACTGGATATCAACAAGATTGCAGCATCGCAAAGAAAGCTTCTTGATTTTACATCCAGTATAAACGACGAGCTTGAACTTAGCGCATTGCTTGGCAAGAGCATTTCATTCCAAAAAGCCCGCCAACTTGCATACGAAGGAAAGTCTGATGAAGCATTAAAGGCGACTTTGGAAACGGTAAAAAAATCCGGAGATTTTGAAAAGATGAACGTTTATCAGCGCGAGCAACTTGCTAAGGCTGCTGGTATGGAACTAAAAGATCTTTCAAAGGCGTTGGCTGTAGAAAAACAACGCGATGAAATATTGAACGGAGCGGACGAAGAAAAACGTCAGCAATTGCTGATGCAGGAAGAAGAACTCAAAAAGATGAAAGAAAGAAGCGAAGAGGACGAAAAGGATCTTATTCGCCAAAATCAAAAAGCACTGGCACAGCAAAAGATGCAGGGTGTGATGACGAAGCTTAAAAACATAATGGATTCTCTTTCCATAGCATTTGCCGATATTCTTGAACCAGTAATAACCGCTTTATCTGACTTTGTGGTTCCATTGTTTAAAGCAATGGTAGCAGTATTGAAAGTTACTATAATTCCTTTGTTGAAGTATATGGTAATTCCATTACAAAAAATTGGAGAATACGTTGGAGATATCGGAAAAAGTTTCGAAGGATGGTCGGAATCCGCTAAAATGATTGGTGGCGGAGTTGGACTGCTGGGTATTTTATTTGCTGGAAAACTTGGGTTTGGAGGAATCGGAAAAGCACTGTCTGGATCATTTGGTCTATTGAAAACCGGTCTTTCAAAAATACCTGGACTCGGCGGACTAGGTAGCGCTGGTAAAGCAGTAGAAGGCGCATCAAAGATTGGAAAATCTGGCGGAGGACTTGGGTCTTCTCTTGGAAAAGGAATTGCCACATTCATGAAGTATGTAGCAAAAGGTATTAGTTATTTTGGAAATACGAATGTATTGAAAGGTGCATTAGGAATTGCACTTGTTGGCGCATCAATAATTCCGTTTGCGTTTGCTATGAAAATGTTTGCAGATGTTGATTGGTCGGCAGTTGGAATAGGTGCACTTGCACTTGTAGGGTTTACCGCAGCGGCGTTTGGGCTTGGGTTGTTATTATCTACAGGTGCTGGAGCAGTTGTTTTTGGCGCTGGTGTGCTTGGAATAGCTGCATTAGGTATGGCTCTTATACCATTCGGAGTAGCCGCAATTGCCGCAGGATTTGGAATTAAATTGCTGGGAGAAGGAATATCCGGTGCCGTAGATCCTATATTAAGACTATCGGAAATTGATTTAACCAAAACCGCATTGGGTATTGGAGCCATCGGAGCTGCACTCGCGGCATTTGGGGCAGGCTCTGCTGGAGCAGGTCTTGGTTCTTTTGTGGGAAATCTTCTTGGAGGAGACCCAATTGCAAAAATGGAAAGATTGGCAAAAGTTGGTCCTGATTTACTTATTACTGCATCGGCAATTAATATGTTATCATCCGCGTTTCAAAAATTTAATGAAGTAGATGCATTTGCAAAATCGATAGACGTATTGACGGTTTCTATTGGCAAAATGAACGACGAACTGGAGAAAACCAGTCTATTGAAATTGACTGCAATAGCAGCAATGACTGCTGCATCAAACATTACAGGAGGCGGCGGAGGAGCAACTGCCGGTGGAACTGGTGGTGGAGATGGAATTGTGGAAAAACTAGACGCTATACACGAAGCGCTTGTTGGAGGAAAAGTTGCGGTTTATGTAGACGGCATCAAAGTATCAAAAGCAATAGCCCAAACATCCTAATATTTATACTTTATGGCAGATAACACATTTCTAGCTCCATTATCACCAATACAAAGAAGTACGCCTTCTCAGAATGTGATTGCGTTCCAAAAGAACGAAAACAGCATATATAACAAGTATAGTCCATATTATCAAGCTGGTGGGCAGATTGGATTTGACCAGCCATATGTGTATGTAAAACTTACAGATTCTAGATTATCAAAAAGCCTTACTGCATACGATACTCAGGCACTTCCACTTGGTTCTACAATAAGAGACGTTCAAAGAATGACGAAGTTTTCACTCAGCAAAAGTGGAGTAATATATTTGGGCAAGCAACTGCTGCTACAACAGCAGAATCCGTTCAATGAAACCAGAATATACAACCCGCTAAGTTTGCTGAAAGCAACCGCAAAACCAACTTCTCTTGGAGCAATTGGTTATCCACAAAGACATCTGGAAACAAGTGGAGGATTACTGAATTTCTTCAAAGATGCATTACTTAGCACGTTTGGTATGGAATCCAAGAGTTTGTCTCAAAACAAAATAGAAGGAACGGCTTCTGGTCCATTCGCCAACTACGCGGATAAAAAAGGGTCGGCAAGATATGGACTGATGAGATATCAAACCGGCGCAAACTCTATATCAAATTTTGAAACAATATGGGCATCAAATGGCGAAAAAAACGAAGCCGCTGGTGGATTTTTAAGTAGACTTGCCAGCGGATTGGTTGATAAGCTTCGCAAAATGATACCAAGCACAAACCCTCTGGGTGCATTTGGTGGCAGCACTGGAGAAACTTGGAAATATAGACCAGAATACGGAACAGGAAAAAATGGAATTTATTATGCATTTTTGGAAGATAAGGCTGGGTTGATGAAGACCCCGCAATTCAGACAACCTCAACTTTTTTACAATGATGCCTATGCAAGAACCGGACAAAATTCTGGAGGAACAAGACCAACGGGCGACCTTGGTCCAAGTAATTTTCATAAATATTACCCATCAAGAACAGATCCAGAAAACAAATCCACGGAATATACTTCTACTCAGCGAATACAAAATGACAGTATAGGATATACGGATTTTACATACAATAATTCCACTGGAAAAGTTGATCAAGACAATCTAAAAAGTAAATATGAACGAATGATGAAGTTGCTTTCTGATACAAAGCAAGCTCCTCAATTTAGAGCATCCGCTGAAAGATACACGCAAAATGAAGATATTGGAGTAACAAATTTAAATAATTATGAGTCAATACCAGGAACAAGCACTGCCGTAAAAAAGTCGGGTATAGCTGATGGACCATTCTTACAATATTTGCGAGAAGAAGGTGATGTGGTAAACGCCATAAACATCGACAACCGAGGATTCGCAAAGGCCAGCAAAAAAGACAAAGAGTTTGGAACAGTTGACGAGTATAATATTTTGGATGTATTGGACAAAAATGAACAGGACAAGTTGTTCATAAACGAAAGCACAACACAATCAAAAGATCTGATCTTTTTTTATTTCTATGATCTTATCAACCAGAAGTATATTCCTTTCAGGGCAACACTCGGAAGCATAAGTGACCAACATAGTCCAGATTGGGAAGATATTAAGTATATAGGAAGAGCGGACAAGTTGTTCATTTACAAAGGATTTTCGAGAGAAGTAAGCTTTAATTTTAGAGTATATGCCAACAGCATACTTGAACTTATTCCTATGTGGAATAGAGTCAACTATCTGGCAGGACTCACCAAGCCAAGTAAATATACGGGTAGGGCGACGGTAACGAATGTGAATGAAGATTCGCAGGAAACAACTGGGGCAGAGAGTGGATTTATATATCCTCCGATGATAGAATTCAGAATTGGCGATATGTATGTCGATCAACCTGGTATATTAAGAAGTGTTAATATTACAATACCGGATGATGCTCAGTGGGAAACATTAAGAGACGACAACTATCAGTATATATACGGGACAGATAAAAAATTGTCTGTTGCCGCATATTCAAGACAGCTTCCTACGATTGTTGATGTGTCTGTGCAATTGTCCATAATCGAAAGAGAACGATCTTTGGTAGGAAATAGCATCTTTGGTCCGATGGACGGATGGGAGAATACACTAGAATGAACAGATATACTCAATCAGAAGGAAATGTATTTAAGAGATATGACGGCAAGCGAGTTTATAGAACAACTCGTTATCCAAAGATTCCGGTCGGATTCAATGACATATATATTGTCGCTAGTGAGACGGATTTTCTTGACAGTCTCGCATATAAATTTTATAAAGATCAGACCCTATGGTGGGTCATTGCGCAAGCAAATGGTATATCTGCCACGATGAAAGCACCGACAGGACAACAAATTCGCATACCTCAAAATATAGATAATATTGTTTTAAGCTTCAAGCGAGAAAATAATACATAATATGGCCAACGACATTGTTACAGTAGTACCTTGGGGATTGCATCCACTTCCTCAGTGGATAATAGGTGAATTGAATCGTCGTTCAAAAGAATACGGCCAAAATCCAAATATGGAAAATGGAAAACCATATAGCGGACCAAGAACGGCGTGGGTTAGATTTTTCTCAAATGGAATATCAAGGCATCCAGAAGCAGCAAAATTGGATGGATTTGTTATGGGAGGAACGTATGGCTTTGATGACAGTTATGGATTTAATCGAAATGGATTCAATCAAGACAATAAGATAACAATCGGCGTAGACTCCAGAGGAAATCCGCACAAAATACCAAACGATAGAATCGAGCATCTGTTATCGGTAAGCAATGCCAAGAACAACCAAAACAGACAAGTTATGGATTTTCCACATCGCCCACCTCCGAGCGTGGAATCGGTGTCTTGTGAAATGGCCGGATCAAATGCCAGCTTTCCAAATCTGTGCAGAAAAATAACAATCAACTGGAAATGTTATTCTCTTGCGCAATTGAACTATCTGGCTCCATACTTTCTTACACCAAGAATCACGTGCTTGGTTGAATGGGGATGGAATAATTATGACAACATCTCGCTGGTTGACTTGACGGATTTGGACTGGATAAACAACATGTTTGTTGATCCAAGTTACACTTTAGAATGGGTGAAAAAATCAAATGGAAACTATGACGCCGGCCTTGGATTTATCACGGATTATAGTTTCAAGCTAAACGAAGCCGGTGGTTATGATTGTCATACCACCATAATGAACGCAAATCGCCTCATAGAAGGAGAGCAAATACACAGTAAAGAAGTCACAGAAAAGAAGGGGGACACAAGAACTCCTCTACAAAACTTTAGATCGTTTGTAAAAGATGACCTCAACAACATAGATTCCAACAAGCCTGAATATGTTAATAAGAGAAAAGATCTCAAGCTGTTGACCAAGATATATGAATATGATGAAGAACGAGACGGTCAAGGATTGGATCCTTATGTTGAAGTTGGAACAAAGGACAATATAAAAGAGCGCGTGTTTCGTATGTCGGATAAGACGCATCCAAAAAACAAAGATGGATTCTGGCTTAGAATGGATCTGGTGCAGGATATCATCAATGCATTCTTTGAAATAAAAATGGTTGGCACAAAAACTGCCACGATTAGGCAGTTGGATATAATGGAGACGGTAGTGGTCGCCAGCCCATTCCTGAAATCTTCGAATCCAAACGTGTTGATTCCCAACCGATATGCACCGAGATTCACATATCAGAATGAAAAATCAAATCCTGGAAAACCAAGTCCAACTCCTCCTTCCGGAGAATATGAACGCTTGTTCAAGGAAAAAATACAGTCTCTGAGAAAAAAATACGAGTTCGGAAACATAGACATATTCGATGATCTTAAAACAGCAATAAATCCCGGCGGCAATTCCTTTCCGATATATGAAGACAAGGACATTCCAGCTGATGGCGGTAAGACTGCGCAAAAGTTAAAATCTGGATACTGGGGATATTTGAAGGATATTTTCATCAGTGCCGATTATTTCAAGAAGATTGTCGAGAACAACGATTCCGCGCTGAAGATGATAGAACAATTGCTTCAGGGAATCAACGAGGCGTTCTGCCAGATATGCCAACTCAAACTTATTCCCGCCGAATATGGAAATCAAACATACTCGGTATATGATGAGAATATGGCTGGAATATCAACAAAGAACGATGCGGCGGATCTGCCAATAATAACATTAGGTTCTTTGGATTCCGCATTCATGAAATCTGTATCGTTTGATGTAAAAATCAGCCAAGAAATGATGAATCAGCTTGTGTTTCAAAGTGCAAATCCAGACGAAGATCCAGACGGTTCTACTCAGACAAAGAATGTTGCCGCCAATCCAATAACAAACAGATACTCAGCTGGAGACAGATTGTATGTGAAGGGAGAATTACCAAACAAGTCAGAATCAAGTAATGCTCCATCCACGCCAACAAACGAGACACCGGAACAGCGAAAGAAAAGAACCGAAGTAGAAACGAAGCAAAAAGAAAAAGCGGTCAAAGACGCCCAAGCGGCGAAAGACAGAAAACGTAAAATAAGAGAAGAAGGAAACGCCGAATCTTTCCTGATCTATTATGTTCCTGATCCAAATAACAAAGATGAAAGTTATTTGAAAAAGTATTATATATGCGAAAAATACAAGGATTTCCTTAACTATAATCTGACACTACCTAATAAAAACGCCCCATATCTAAATAACGGAATAATGCCGGGCACAACAGTGACAATTGAACTGATGGGAATATCTGGTATCAACTTCCTGTCCCAATTTCTTTTGGACCACGTACCACCGGAATATAGCTATACTACCGCTGTATGGCAGATATCGGACGTTAAACAGAACGTGGAAGACAAAAATTGGACGACCACAATCACCGCCCAAGTAAGACCGCTGACCGTATTATGATATACAATGAAAAATTATCAACTTCATATGGCGTATTCACGGAGATACGTAATGCTTCCAACGTGTCAAAATACAAAAAACTACCAAGCGATCAAAATTACAAGGATGGATTTGTGGAAAGATATTTTGTAAAAAAGATCAATGAGAACATCATAACAGAAACGGATCGAACAGGAGCAACATCGGCAAATTCATATTTATATAAAGCCGTGGCAGTAAAATGGAGAATTTCGGGACCAAAAAGCAGCGTATACAAGAATGGTATATTAGACAAAAATGGAGTGGAAGATTCAAACAAATTCGAGATAGACCGAATAATAAAAGAAGAAGGAATTGACCTTTCTCCAGCGTTACCAAACCTTCTTGAATACTGGCGGGGCAGTTAAAATAAGTTGACACTTCTTCGCAATGTGACATATTGGATATGTGCATATTGTAGAAGACAACGACGAATTCAAAAGCCTTTCACACGCCATCGCCCGTGAAAGCACATATATTTCTTATGTATGCGCTGATGCGGACAAGCACGTGTCCAACAATAATATATCATTGTTGTTCTTCTACTTCTTTGTCAGCGATTTGTATTATTGTCTTCCCATCAGGCATAACGAGGCGGTTTGTCTGCCAAATGCATTGGCTGATATCAAGAAAGCGTTGAAGGACAGCAACTACCATAAGAAGATCGTGTCCGACAAAAAGAGCATAGTTCAGTTGTTTGGTGAGGATTGCAACTTCATTGACATTGATGTGTATAACTTTTTGGAAAATGGAATTGTTCCGGATGAAAAACCAACCACAAGCGCCCACAGATTCGTGCACAGCAACTTCAAGAATCTGCCAAACTTGAACTCTTGTGTTCCATTATACAAGCACGCCAAGATGTTTCTTGATCAGGTGGAGAAGATAAAGAACATACAGGTCAATAATACCAAGGAAAAGGGATTTGTGTTCACCAATACCACGATGACCAGTCTTTTCGCCAAACTGGAATCCAATGGACTATGTGTAAGTGATGATTTCACTGATGCGTTTGGTGAAGAGCAAACCAAACACATCAAAAAGAATCTGGTTTTTTCTCAATACAATCTATTGACATCTACTGGCAGACCATCCAATCGTTTCGGCGGCGTCAACTATGCTGCGTTGAACAAGAACGACGGCAGCAGAAACTGCTTTGTGAGCAGATATGGAAAAGATGGTATGCTGGTGATGATGGACTATAATGCTTTTCATCCTCGTCTTATCGCCCATCTTTCCAACTTCAATATGGAAGCGGGTGAGAATCCATACGCATATCTGGCGAAACATTACTTCAACAAACAGAACGTAACCGACGAAGACATTTCGGTCGCCAAAGGATTCACATTTACACAGATATACGGTGGCATCGACAAGAAGTGGATTCATATACCATACTTCAAGAAAGTGCAGGAGTATATCGACCATCGCTGGAAGTTCTTTGAACAGAATGGTTATATAGAAACTCCCAAGTATGGCAGAAAGATCAAGCACTGCCATATTCAAGATCCTACGCCAAACAAGCTGTTTAATTACATTCTACAGGCTTTTGAAACCGAAATGGCGGTAGATGTATTAGGTGACCTATTGGATGACCTAAAAGGCAAAAAGACGCTACCTATTCTATACACATATGATAGCATCCTATTTGACGCTCACAAGGACGATAAGATGGATACTATAAAAAGACTAAAGACTATTATGGAACGCGACAAGTTTCCAGTGAAAGTGTATGCTGGAAACAACTATGGTGATATGAAACAAGTCGCTCTATAATATTTATAATAAGCGTATATTTGATATATACGAATATTTATATATTATGGAAAAAGACAAGATCATAGAGTATATACTAAATGAATGGGCGATGCGTTCGCCGGATGGTCTTGTTAGTGGACACGATACACCAGAAAATATTGATGTATTGAATGAGATATTGAGTGAAATGGATTTGGAAGAACTCTGGAGAGGAGACTGGGATGTGTCGGATGAAGAAAGAAAAACTAAAGGCGGAAGACCTGCAAAATTAAAAAAACCGCAGAGCAAATTTCGTGAAAAAGACAAAAAAACGGGAAAAATAGTTACCGTTGGTCATCCAAATTATGCAGATGGCACTCCCGTGGAGGATATAATTGCAAACAAGGCACCTTGGTATACACCAGCACAAAAAGCAAAACTTGAATTGGACGCCGAAAGAAGAGCACGCAGAATAGAAAAAAATATATGGGAAGATTTGATGGCACCGAATGGTAAGGCGGTTGGAGAAAAATATGTTGAGCAAATGAAATCCGCCATAATAAACAAAGCAAAAATATACGACTATGCGAAAAGCATATACAACAATCAATCACTTGATAATGCTTTAAAGATATACAATACAAATTCCGGAAATCAAAAGAAATTCGTGGATGCAATGAATGATGTTAAACACCAAGGGCTTGGTAAAGGAGAACTTGCATTCGTGTTTATGCTTCGTGATGTAAAATCTGGTGGTATTGGGGACGTGGACTTGATTAATGTCGAGGGATACGGAAGAGTGGAAGTAAAGGAAGTCGGTGGAAAAAAAGCAAAGGATACGGTGAGAATAAGTTCATCCACGTTGGATGGATTCTCTAACAGTAGATTCAAGAATGCAATCGAAGACCTGGCGCAACAGATGAGAAAAAACAAAGGATTCGGAGAATTTTTATTAAAAGTATTGAGCGGAAAAGACCCGGCGACGGACGAGTATTTGTACAAAGGAGCAAGACCACCGACGGAGGAAGAAGTTAGATTGTTTGAGGATTTTGTAAAGTCTCCAAATACCGCCGATATGCCGAAGGGACTTTTCAAAGCGCTGGTAATAGTTTCAGTTAAACTTGAGCTGCCAATAGAAAAGAAAAAAGATGTGGCAAAAGTAGCGATTGCGGTCGGACCAAACAAAGAAGAATTTGCAACAGATTCAACCGCCGCGTTGCAGCAAATGACAAAAGTAAGCAGCGCCCTGAGTACAAATCCAAAAGAGCCTCAAAAGTTAGACTTGCCAGTAAAACAAACCATAGGAGGCAGCGACGAAGATTATAAAGATATGGCAATGCAGTTTGACTTCTTTGATAAAAAATATAACTTAAAAGTAATATCTGATGAAATTGCAAAATTGGTAGAAACAAAGTATACAGGAATGTTGATTGTTTCTGCCGCACAAGGAAAAAACAGCGCCGTAGTTGTTGATACGAATAAGATAAAGCTTGAATTTGATAGCATGGCGCAAAATGGAATTGTATGCAACGTGCTTACCAATTTATCCAATTTGAAAGGATTAGATTTATGAAAACAGTGACCGAGTTTATATCATCTATAATTTCCGAAGCAGCATTGGATGCAAGAATACCGGATGGTGTAGTAGACCTAAAGAACACGGAACATATACAGGTTGTTGCGGAAGCCATGTATAATGCCTGCGAAAATGAAGAGATCGTTAATGAATTTGTAAATGCATTTATTAGTGAAGGAAAATACCCCGACAGACAGGCTTTCAATAAAGATGGATGGCTTGTCACATTCCCATCAAAGGACTATCGTGACGCCGCCATAAAGAAAGGAACTCATTCCATTTCAGATCCAACGCACGGCAAGGGTGGAATGAATTTGTATTATAAACGCAAGGGTAAGCAAAAGAGACAGACACAACAAACAGCAACGCAAGTTCAACCAGCTAAAAAACAACAAGCCCCAAAACCACAAGCACCAGCCGCAGATACAAAGCCTTCCAGACAACCCGGCCAAGTTACACCGGATATGATGGGAGACGAAGATTCTGAGACACCTGCACAACCTTCTTCATCCGAAAAACTGTCCGCTCCAGCAAAAGCACCGGGTGCAGTTGAAAAATCACCCGAAGCCCCAGAAAAAACACAACCAACAACCCCAACCGAACCTTCCGCTCCTGAAGCAAAAAAATCAGCAGAATCTCCCGCAATAGACGTTCCGGTTGTAACAACTCCACCAGAAGAATATGCATCCATATCAAAGAAGTTTGCTCTTAAAAAAGGATGGATAGCTGAACCATATGGCGAATATAGAGACGCCGAAGGAAATACTGCGGCGGTTGTTGGATTAAGCGGTGAAGTTGTTCCTGTAAAAAGCAACGACAGAGAAGAATACAAACTCTTTGTGGAAAAGAGCAAAGTGTAATATGGCAATCGGCAATGCACAACTTCTTTGCACATTTGCGAAGCAGCAGACTTATCAAGCTGAAATAGAAGCATTGTCCGAATACTACAATATCATGGAACGTAAAATATACGTTTTACAAAGTGGCGCTAACAGAGAAGATATATTTCTTACATACAACGCCGAGAAGAATGGCAGTCAGTTCTATCCAAATACCATTTCTGTTCATCGCAAGAAGGAATACAATATTTTATACAGCATCAACGCATTGAATGAACTCATCAAAGAGCAAAATAACGGCGTGGTATCAAATACATTTCAGATACGCTGGGAAGATTATAGAAATAGTTTCATCACGGCACGTGACGGAAAAGTCAAAATCACACCGACAAAATTGATGAAAATTTACCAGATTAGTTAATATATTTTGACGAAAACTCGTTTTGGTTTATAGTTATATAGACTTAACGAATGACCAATTAACGATTGAAAAATTAGCTAAATGCTTCTTATAGATTGACGATTGCCGTTTATTAAGCCATAGTATTCAACATTGACCGAGTTGAATGCTTTCAAAATGGTCAAACATTAAAAATTAACGAATAAAAAATTATGCCATTAGATCTAAACAAGATTAAGTCGCGTCTTGATACACTCAAGAGCACACAAAACAAGACCACCGCCGTGTGGAAGCCAAATCCGGGCAAGAACGTTGTAAGAATCGTTCCTTATGCCCACAATCCTGAAAATCCGTTCATCGAACTGCTTTTCCATTACAATATGAACGGTAAGACATATTTGTCCCCCGCTTCATTTGGTCGTCCCGATCCTATCGTGGAGTTTGCCAACAAGCTCAAGAAGAGCGGCGACAAGGAAGAATGGAAGACTGGTCGTTCTCTCGAACCCAAGATGCGCACATATGTTCCTGTCCTCGTCCGTGGACTGGAGCACGAAGGTGTCAAGTTCTGGGGAATGGGCAAGCAGGTGTATCAGGAAATACTGAGCATCATCGCTGACGCCGATTACGGTGACATCACCGACCTGAAAAATGGTCGTGACATCGTGGTCGAGTTCAAGACCGCCGAGGAAACCGGCAAGAGCTTCCCTGAGACGACAATTCGCGTCAAGCCGAATCAGACCCCCGCGTTTGATCCTTCCGACGCCGCGCTCAAGGAAAAGGTCAAGAACCAGAAGAACGTCACTGAACTGTTCCCTGAACTGACATATGACGAGCTTGCTGCCGTGATGGATACTTGGCTGAATGCCTCACAGGAGTCCGCTGAAGACGGTGAACCCGCCGCAGCATCAACTCCTCAGACCGAGGAAACCGAGGAAGCCGCTGCACCAAAGAGTGCAACAGCCAAAGCTGCTGTTAAGGCACCCTCCAATACGAAGGCTATTGCCGACGAATTCAACGACTTGTTCAACTCGTAAGTTGAACGGAGTAGTAGAGTAAATGATGGTGGTGGTGCGTCAGAGGGAGTACTGACGCACCACTCATCGTCCTAACCATGTCTATTATGGAAAAAAAGAAGAAAACAATTGAACACGAGATGAATTCATCTCGCGATGAACTGGCAGAAGCATTGGCAGATTCCATCAACAAGAACAGCGACGGTAAAGTTGCTTTCTTTCTTGATGCCGAAGACGATCCTTCACAGATTACTGACTGGGTTTCTACTGGAAACAGTCTTGTTGATTTGACCATCGCAAACCGTCCAAACGGCGGATTGCCTGTAGGTCGCATCACAGAACTGACCGGTCTTGAAGCATCCGGTAAGAGCCTTATGGGCGCTCACCTACTTGCTGAAACCCAAAAGAAGGGTGGATTGGCAGTATTCATCGATACAGAAACTTCCGTATCTACGGATTTTCTAACAGCCATTGGTGTAGACGTTCCAAAGATGCTATACATCAATGTTGATACAGTAGAGGA